TCCTGAGCTACATTAGTACAAGGAAGCCATTTTAATTTTCCTTTTTTAACTGCTAAAACGCCACAACCTTCTCTAGGAGCACATCTTCCAAAATGCTCAAACATAGAAGAAAGAATGACCGAACTAATCATCGATACTTTTCACTCCCTGGAAACCCTCCAAAGGGTAAAGGTCTAGAAGTGTCTTTATCTGCGGAGGGAACTGTTGTAGAGCCAGATTTATGTTCCCACTGAAATCTACACTTACAAGAATCTAATATTTTTCCGCATACATCTCCTCTAATCCAATATATTGAATCTGCAGATGGAGTATTGCCTGTACTAGTTCTAGCTAATCTCCAAATTGTACTCCCAGATTCTACATATTGATAGTCATCACTATTATAAGTATAAGCAGTTCCAGAGCCATAAGCTGTATAAATTCTTACTCTAGTCCAATCCGCATTTTTTACATCTAATTGTGGCTCAGAAGCAGTATTAACATTAGCTCTCCACCTAATTGTATAATTAGACCCGTTAATAGCTTCTGTTTTACTTACTAAAGTATTTTTAGTTGTTGTGCCCGAGGTCCAAGTTGTAAAAGTTTCTGTACTAGGTACTATGGGTTCATCATCTATAGAAAAATATGCTGTATAGTCTGTAGTGCCAATTTTTATTTGGCTATTAGCAGCCCAAGTACACCCGCCTCTATAGTTAGCTACTCCTTGATATTCCCAATTGCAATACTTTCCTACAACAATTCTATTAGGTAATTTTACCCCTTCCAAATCCATAACTGAAGCTAGTTCAAATTTTATAGATACTTTATTTTCGCTTGCAATTCTATCAATTAGAAATTTTTCTGATGGAAATTCAATAGGAGGAGAACTAATAGTAGAATCATCGGGCTCACCAACTAAATATTTTTTTAAGGTTTGTCGTCTAACTATTCTTTTTCCAACTAAATCTTTATTAGTTAAATCACCTAAAGCTCCGCTAAATGTTGTTAATATATTCGCTACAGTTAAAGAAGGACGAGGAGCTGCTCCTTCTGCACTTTTTTCTATCCCCGTTAATTCTATAGGAATAGCAGTATAAGATCTCGCAATATAATCACCATCAGTTGGAAACTTATCTCTAAATTGTACGGTGGTTAGATTAGCCTCAAGCCCAGCATGAAAATATAGAGTACCCGCAGGAAGTTCCAGCTCGATAAGCTCTACCAGTTCGCTTCCTGGTTCTTGGGTTTGAGTTGACTTTACTAAATCTGTCATGCTTCATAAACTCTTCTAAATTTTGCAGAGGCACTGTAAAAGTCCCCATAATCATAACTAATATTATAACTATCACATACTACTTTAACTGTAGTTTCTGTGCCGCTCGCCTCACTACCATTACTATCAGGAATGGTAAAGTCAAACGCTGTGGCTCCTTGTTTGGAGTCAAAAAATGCTACAATATCATCTATATCTGCTTTAGGTCTCGTTGAAAAACCTACAGTAAATTCTTCTTTTATAGAATTAATTCCGTCTACTAATCGCTGCTCATATCCATCCCCAAAAGTGGCTAAATGAACTTTTGGCTTAGAAGTTCTTTTTAAAGATTTATCTGGGCGGTAATAAGTACCGCTATCTACAACAATTTCAAATCCTAGTGGCATTATGCTGTCCCGTATCTATTGAGAATTCCACCAGCTCGTTTCTGGTTTTGTAATTCTTCTTGAACGGCTTTAGCAACAGCTCTTCCAAGCCCTTCACTGTCTGCTCCGCCTTCTGTTTGAGTTTGACCATCTGTTGAAACATTTACAGTTACATTATTAGTTTGTGCGCTACTTCTCATATCTACAGGAATAGCTTTGCCATCAGGTAGAGGAACTACAGCTTCATTATGTTTACCTTCCCCTATTAAACCAAGTGTTGGACTAGTAGCTATTCCTCCTTGAGCATACTTACGGAAGCCTCCTTTTACTATGCCTCCATCAGCTCCTAAGAAACTAAGGAATCCCATACCTGGAATATTACCAAGAAGGCCCATGAGGCCTGTTCCAAGCTCTCCGAACATACTTCCCAACCCTTTGAGAAAGCTACTGTCTCCTCCGAAAAAGTCTCCTAATCTAGACAGGAAGGGGCCTTCGCCTGCAAAAAGATTCTCAAAAGAACTAATTACTGGGCCAAATATTGACGCGGTTCTAGTAGTCGCTGAACTATCAGTACCCGCCCTTTCTAAAGAGCCCGCAGGATCGTTGGTATACTTATCAGTTTTAAAAACAGTTCCTTCCTGTGTGTTAGTGCGTGTTCCAACTACTTTCTTTCCAAATAATCTTTCCCATATTCCTACCTTACCGCTAGTTTCATCTTCAGCTTCAGTAGGAGTATGCCACATGGAGTTGGGCCCGGCTCCCTGATACGCGCCTCCTGCTCCACCAGCTCCACCAAAGCCAACTGATTGAAAAGCCTCTATAATTTTATCATGAACTATCTGACCACCGTCTTTAAAAGACTCTAAAGGGTCTTTTCTCATTATCCATTCTGCTGCCTGTTTTGCTACGGAGTCCGCCATAGCACTAAATACGCCTTCAGCCAGTTTCTTCAAAGCATCACTAAGACTTCTTTCATCGAATTTTAGAAAAGAAGCTATAGACTTCTGTAGTCCTGTTTCCATGGCAGCTTCTGCAGCTCTCTTGATTTGCTCCAGAAGATTTAATTGATTTGCAAGCTCTTCACTTTGCAGAACCAACAGGTCTCGTTGTAACCCTAGTACTCTGAGTCTGTCTTGTTGTTGCTCTTCCCCCATCCAATCAGCACCAAGATCCATTCGAGCTTCCGCTATTAACCCCTGAATCTCTAATTCTTCATTAGCTATATCTATAAGTTTTAATCCATTTTTCTGTAGACCCGCTCGTAATTTAAGTCTTTTAGCCACAAGTTTTGTAGTACCTGCAGTAAGTTTCTGTTCATCTATTTGTTGCTTTAAGCTTCGCTCTTCCGATTCTCTTTTCTTCTTATCTAATGAATCAAATAAAGCAATTTGTCTAATAAGTTGTGCATTTCTTTTTTCATAGTCTGTTTTTTGTTGGCCTACTAAACCCTCTGGAGTGAAGTCAAATGATCTTGCAAATGCTGCCGATCCCTCTCTGCCAAGTGCATCAAAATAGCCGATTAAGTGTGGAAGGGAAGTTTTAAGCCTCTCCATTATTTCATTCTTTAAAGTATCTTCCATGCGGCCTTCAGTACTTCTTCCTTGAACACCTAACAAAAGTTTATCCACTTCTTGGGCATTATCTCTAGCCATTCTAGTAGCACTTGATAAACTAGCCCTCCATTCATCAGCAGTTGTTTTAGCTCCGAATACAGCAGTTTGTACTCTTTCAATCCCTTCTGCTACAGTTTCTAATCTTTCTTCCGTCTCACCCGGAAAGAGTCGAGTCTGTAGCTGAAAATTTTCCATGTTATTTTTTATAACATCCATGAAATCCGTAACTGGATTCTTAGCGCCCTTAAATATTTCAAATGCTTCTTCGGCTCCTTCTATCATATTAGAATAAAAAGCTCCAAGACCTTGTGTATTCGGATCTGGCGACTCTTCCATCACTTTAATAAGATTAATTATAGCATTAGCGGTCCATTCCGATTCAATACCTAAAGCGGCCTGCCGATCTATCCATTTATCTAATTTTTCGGATTCTGTGTCTATTGTATCGCCTAATTCCTTTACCGCATTTTCATACGTCCCGTGTCCGGGTCCGAAATCAAAGAACTTTGTCTCTCCCGTTAATTCATCTACTTCGATTTCCATAGTAATCTTTTGAGCTTCTTGTATAGCTGCAAGTTCCTCTATATGATCCCTATAGTCTTGAATTTGTTTTTCATAATTATCACCTAACGCCTTTCTCATTTCAAATTGAAATGATAATGCACCCGCTTCACTAAGTGAGAGCGTTGCTTCCTCAGCGAAACTATCAAATAATGATTTTTGCATATTTACACTTAATGAACTAATTCTGCCCCCTAAAGCTTCAAAATATTGAAGAAATCCTTGTCCATCTTCAATTATAATATTTTGTATTTCATTAAAGTGTTTAAATTCATCATTTAACGCTCTTACTTTTTCACCTGCTGCGTCTAATTCTTCAGCTACTTCATCAACAGCTTCCTCAGTCCTAAAAAATTGATAAATTACCGTACCTAAAGTGGCTATTATAGAAATCCAAGATATGGCACTCATAGCTGCAGTCATAAATGCTGCAGTTTTTGCTGCCGCTCTTTGTATGCCTCCAAGTGCTGCTTGCCACGCTAGTTGAGCTTTTTTAGCTAGTATCCCTATCTTACTAGTAGCTAAAGTGAAATGTATTTTAATTTGTTCTCCAGTTGTTTTTGTTTTCAGTTCCATTGCTTTAAGGGCAGCTATATAATTATCCTTCATTTGCTTATCTAACCCTTTCCTACGTTGTACTACCATTCTCGCAGCTTGTATTTCTGCTTTGCTTAATTTTTCTCCTGCTCGAAGTTTATCAAGTGCGGGACCCGCAACTGACCCTTTACTTGTTATACCCCCAAGTGCTTTATCTGCTTTCTTTGCATCTATTGTGCTGCTCCAACCGGCTTGACCCTCTAGCTTCATCCTTCGTAATCTTTGCAGAGCTTTTAATCTGTTCTCTGCTTTTTTATAACTCAGTCCCAATTTCTCCGCTGATGCAGCAGCTCTATCCGCCCACGCTGCCATAGATGTTTTTATAAGAGAATTAGCAAACGCTGCTAATATACCAAAAGCTAATGCAGGAACTCTAGTTAAAACCTCAGCTATTGGTCCAGCTATAAACATTGCGACTTCTTTTATTTGATTAACAATGCCATCAAATGCCACCCCTAATTGAGTAAAAACATTTCCTGAAGGTTCCGCAACTGCCATTATACGCCCATATTTATCTTCTAACTGAGACATTACTTCTACAGTAACAGCTTGAGATTTTTCAAATTGTGTTAAATCATTAGCATTTTTACCAATCATAGTACCATATTTTTCAGACGCATCAGCTAGTCTAAGTATAATACCTAGTTCGTCTAATAGTTCTGGTTCGGCTTTTGTTACGCCTCGAACGAGACGATTGAAAGAGTCTGTAACATCTCTACCTAGTATGATAGAAACGTCTTTTGCTCCTTTACCTAAGGCAACTAATTGGTCATTAGTTAAACCCGCAGCTACTCCAATAGCCGCAGCTTGAGAAGCATTTTCAAAAGTAACTTGAGCATCGGTAGCTGCTATAATATCTTTAGTAAGGGAACGAAGTGCAGTACCTGTGGCTGCAGCATAAAGTTCTTGACCTTCTTTTAATTTCTGTAAATTACCTGC